CACTATCTGGGAATCCGTCAGCAGTTCGATATCCGACCCATTTGGTTCCGTCGTTAATCATAATATCTACTTCGTCAACTACTGAACTATACCATAATTGTCCATCCGCTGGTTTAGTATAAGGTGCACTTGCTTTTGCTTCATACACTAACGGTTTCCAGTTACTAGCAATTAATTTAAATCCGTCAGCTTCATAAAGTCCAGTATTGTATAAATTAGCAGTTCCTGTTTTATTAGTCATGTTGTATGCAGTGAATCCCATTGCTGCCAACGGATTATTAACACCGTCAAGCAATTTAAAATCACCACCTAATTTATGACTTAAAGAAATAACATTATTAGCTGCATCATAAGACGCAGATACATTAGTAGCTGCTAGGCTAACTGCGGATGCAACATCAGCTAGTGTTCCGTATGCAGGAATTGTAACTGTTACAGAATTAGAAAATGTATTGTCACCTGCAACCGTTTCTTTAATATAAAAAGTAGATGCAGTGCTGGTGTTAAATGTAGAAATAGTAGGTGTTGCACTAACAGTAGTAGGGCTTGCTGCAACACGACGATACAATTTAAATTCTGCTAGTTTAACAGAACTTGTAGATGCTCCAGTGCCGTGATCATAGTTGCTTTCAACATACAATGTTCCTGCAGGAATATTCTTTCCCCCAGCTGCATCTAAATTAGCAATTGCATAGGCACCACCTGCATATATTGGTGCACTAACTGTTCCCCAGCTTTGAGTAGTTCCGTTATATAATTTAACTAACCAGTTTGCTCCATTATTAGGACTTGTTGTTTTTGCATAGATGCTGCCCGATGCATTTTTACCAGTGCCATATTGAGGATATTTAGTATGAGTATCAATAGTTAACGCAACTGCACCGTATGTGCCATCAGCAAAACCTAATGCAGTAACTACTCCCGATGTGATACTTGTTAATGTAATACCACCGTCGGCCAGTGTTCCGTTAGATTTAGCAGTAGCATCAGCATATAATGCCAACTTGCCCGCAACTACTTTAGCACCAACTCCATTATTATACATTACGCTGTTAATACTTTTTGCAAGTCCGCTTGCAGTAACATCTGTTCCAAATGTTACAGTAACATTGTTAATAGAAATCTGAACGCTTGATGTAGAAACTGTGCCAAGAGTCGTTCCGCTGACTACAGGCCAGCTACTTTGCCAGCTAGAACTGACAAATGTATCTACTCCTGAAGCAAAATTAGATTCTTTATTAGAACCAACAATTACCCATTTACTGTCTGCATTTTTAAACCAAAGTTGATTGGTGTTTTCACTTGTGATAGCAATTGCATAATCATTTTTTGCACCAAAACTAGTTTTTGGAGTCCAAGAACCGCTGGATAAATCAGCAACATTTGCCTTGTTATTGTTATCAATAATTAAAGGAGTTTTATTGACAAAAACTTTATTAGTTTTGTCCCACTCACCAATACCATAACTGGTATCATTTGAATCAACCCAGTATGTTCCACTCCCCGGATTTCCGGTAGGAATTGATGCTGATGGAATTAATTGAGTTAAATTAATATCTGCACGAGCAATGTATGCTTTAGAACTTACTCCCAATAAACTATAAGCAGCTTGTAAACCATACTCGTTTAGCTCGCCCCCGTTTACTGGATTACCGCTAGCATCAGTGTAGAATTTTGGAGTACCAAATGTATCCGTTAAATCTCGCTGACTTGTGATTGTCCATACTTTTCCTGCATTAGACGCAAGTGTTCCCGGTGCTATAGCAGTACCGCTTGCATTAGATTTGTCAGCTGCTGATGCTACAAAAATTAACGGAACTGTTCCTGGTGCAGAAGGTGTATAGAAACTTTCATCTATTACTGTTACGCTTACGCCTGGTGAATTTAGTGTTGCCATTTATCAATCTCCTCAATGGATTACTTGCTTTTATTTAGCGGCAACTGTGTTTTTTACCAAGTTAATGACTAGCAAAGGGCATGTTAAAAGGGCGTAAATACAGTATGAGAAAACTTTGTAAGACCTGTGTATCAAGACCTGTGGCCATTAACTACTATAAAGAAGGCAAACCACATTATAGATCTCAGTGTGATCATTGTTCTAGGTCTGCTAAAGAAGGAGTTACACGTTGGACAAAAGCAGGATATAAAAAGAAAGATAAATGTGATCGTTGTGGATATTCTAGCAAGTATCCACAACAATTCAACGTCTATCATATAGACGGAAACTTAAACAATTGTAGATATAATAATCTTAAGACAGTCTGTGCCAATTGCCAACGGCTACTTCATACGCTACATCTACCTTGGAAACAGGGTGATTTATCACCAGATTTTTAATTTGACTAAACAAATCGTCAATAGTGCCGTCATTAGAAATAGTATGGTCAATATCTCCGCCTACCCAGCTTGTTTCGCTAGCATGAATATTTAAAGATTTAATCTTTTGTTTGCTAATTGCCCATGACATGTTACCTTTTTCTCCCTGATTCATACTGATAGCAGCATCAAACCATTCGGGATCTTCACCACGTTTAACTCTAACCACAAGTCCTCCGGCATTGTGAATAGCAGTAATTTCATTAGGAAATCTTACATCACTGATAACAATATTGTCCCTAGTCTTGCGCATTTTATTTTCTAAACTGGCAATCCAAATATCGTCGTGAAACCCTACTCGACACACTTCAGTGCCCCATAATTGAAGCATTAATCTAGGTGTTAAATTTGGTATATTTAATCTAGCTGACCACCAGACGTCTACCTGTTCACGCCATTCTCTTGCTTCTTTTGTTCGACCTTCTAGTAGAACGCGGTCCCAACCAAAAACAGCTGACACCGCGTCTTTTAATGTATTAGCAAATGAATCTCTTCTAAAACCATGAAAATTAACTAGATAATCTGCTGCTGTATCTTTACCAGCTCCTATTAATCCCACAAACCCTACAATCATTTGTTTTCTCCCAATACTATAATTTATTACATTTTGATTACTCTGTCAATATTATTTTTAACCAATTACAAATGTCATTGGGCGCTGATTATCATAGTTTGTAGATAGTTCTAGATCTAATTTTTCAATCATTGCTAGGCCTTCGGATTTCATAGCAGTTCCATTCATAGTAGAAGGTCCCTGAGGTCCAACAACGCTGCCAAATTTTTCTCGAGCTTCGCCGATCATAACTTTACACTGAGCCAGTGCATAGTCTTTGATCCATATTCCGCCGTAGGTATCTTGAAACAAATTGAAATCTGGTCGATAGTTATACATCCATAATAATACACTTTCTTCAGTGCGCGGACGTTGACTAATTCTTAATTTCTTACTAGTTGGATTAAAATCAAAGTTGATAAAACTACCAAACATCTTACCGACTAAATTTTGATAACCAGCAAACGCCATATATGTGGCTAATCCCCCCATATTGCTGCTAGATAACAAATAGGTATTGGAATATGCCAAATTGAATGGTTCAAATAATGAACCGCCGTCGCCGCCACCTGATCTACTACCAATACTACGTCTAAAAATTTGACGAACTTCCATTACTTCTTTAGGTAACGTATAGTCGTTTTGATCTACTTGCAATGTCATAAATCCAAAACTTTCTTCTGTAGAATTCTGACTTCGCTGTCGATATCTAGCTAGTGCTTTATCAATAGCTGTATTATAGTGGATTGGATCCAGCTCTATATCAATCATACCCGAACCTAGCATGGCTCCGATATATTCGATAACTTTTTGGCGTTCGTTTTCTAGTTCGGTCATACTGATATTTAGTCTATAAATACACTACTATGCCAAGACTATCCTTATACCGTCCTGAAAAGGGCAACGATTTTAAATTCATCGATCGCTCAATTGAGGAACAATTTCAAATGGGCGGAACTGATTGCATGGTCCACAAATATCTAGGACCAGTAGATCCTGCAGCCGGTGAAGCCACACCTGGAACTCCTGTTAATATAAATCCTATTCCAGAATTGGGAATACAAGATATAATATTAATGGAAAATCGTGACAGGCATTATGATCAAGATATCTATAGATTACGTGGTGCATATACCATGTTAGACAATGTTTTTAATCTAGCACAGTTTGGATTATTTTTACAAAATGATGAAATTATGATACATTTTCATCTCCGCGGAACAGTTGAAGCAATTGGTCGTAAGTTAATGCCAGGTGATGTAATTGAGTTACCCCACCAAAAAGATGAGTATGCATTAGATGATTCAATGGTTGCATTAAAAAGATTTTATGTTATTTCAGAAGTGTCTCGTCCTAGCACAGGATACAGTGTTACATGGTATCCTCATTTATTGCGTGCCAAATGTCAACCTTTAGTTGATAGTCAAGAATATAAAGAAATTCTTGATGCATCTGCGGGCGACGGAGATACTACACTTAGAGATCTTATCAGCACTTATAACAAAAATATTGAAATCAATCAAGCCATTATTGCACAGGCAGAAGCAGATGCACCTAAAAGCGGTTACGATACTCACAGTTTTTATGTTATTCCCACAAGAGAATCGGGTATTATCGATATTGCTGATGCAAGTGATGTTACTAATACTGTAGATAGCGAAACTGCTGCATTAGATGCTAGTATGGTCCTAAATAGTCCCAACAGAGATTTTTATATAGGCTATCTAACAGGTGACGGAATTCCTCCAAACGGTGCATCGTTTACTTCTGGTTTAGAATTTCCATTACCTGGTGCTGTTGGACAATTTCATTTACGCACGGACTATTTTCCTAACAGATTATTTAGATGGAATGGAAAACATTGGACTAAGTTTGAAGATAATGTGCGCATGACAATGACCAACAAACCTGCAAACGGTCAACCTACAGATCAAACACAAACTAGACAAACACTAAAAACTGGATTTATTAATAATAATACAACTGCTACTATTGCAGGACAGGTTGTTCCAGAACGTCAAGCACTAAGCAAGGCATTAAAACCAAAGGCTGATAATTAATATGGAATTTTTTTATGACGGGCAAATCAAACGTTACTTAACGCAGTTCATGCGTGTTATGAGTAATTTTTGTTACAAAGATGCAAAAGGGCAGCTAGTTCAAGTGCCGGTTCGTTACGGCGATATGACTAGACAAGTTGGAACTATTTTAAATAAAAACTCTGAAAATATAATACAGAGTGCTCCTTTTATTGCCTGCTATATTAAAGATTTAAAATTTGATCGTAGTCGTATGCAAGATCCCACTTATGTTAATAAAGTGCATATTAGAGAACGTGAGTTTGACGAACAAGGCAATGTATATTTAAATGCGCAAGGATCAAACTATACAGTTGAACGCCTAATGCCCACTCCGTATTTGTTTACATTCAGTGCAGATATTTGGACAACTAATACAGATCAAAAATTTCAACTATGGGAACAGATTACCATGTTGTTTAATCCTAGTTTAGAATTACAAATGACTGATAACTATTTAGATTGGACCAGTTTAAGTGTATTAGAACTATTATCCGAAGGAAGTATATTTGAATCAAGAACAGTTCCACAAGGTTTAAACAATGATCTAAGTATTGCATCACTACAATTTACCGCACCGGCATGGATTACTCCTCCTGCTAAAGTTAAGAAGTTAGGAATCATTACTAAAATCATTACCAACGTGTTTGCAGAACCACCGGGATTTGGCGAAGACGGAGGATACAAAGATGTTGCCAACGGTGCTGACATTTTCAGCGGATTTAAGCCAGATGCTAGAATTGTAGTAACTCCCGGTGACTACGATCTATTGGTATTAAACAACACTGCCGTGTTAGTTCCTGTGGGAGAACAAAATGTTAGTGACGGATGGGTTGATGTAAACGTTGTTCCTAATAAACCTACTTGGACAAGTTTACTTGATATGTATCCAGGAAAATTTACATCAGGATTAAGTCAAATTAGATTACAAAAACCCGATGGTAGAGAAATTGTAGCATATCTTAGTTTAAATGCACTTGATGATACACTAATGAATTTAACATTTGATAATGACACAGTTCCTGCAAATACCTTACTAACTGATTATTATAGTGCATTCACAAGGGGAACAATTGATGCTATTATTAATCCACTGACTTATAATCCCAATTCCGTAGAAGGACAAAATATTGATCGTAGATTTCTAGTGCTTGAAGACATAGTATTAAATCCTCAAGGAGATATAGGACTTAATGCATGGAAAGGGAGACCAGCAGAAGTGCAAGCACATGCAAATGATATCATTCAATGGGATGGTGTTCGTTGGAGGATATTATTCGATTCAACTATAGTCTCAACTACTACATATATAACTAATGCTTATACAGGAATACAATACAAATGGGATGGATCACAGTGGACTAAATCATTTGAAGGTGTATACACTAAAGAAAAATGGCGACTAATGTTATGAAAGAAGTAATATGTTCAGGTGGTTTATTTCTTGCTAAAGATACTGGAAAATTTTTATTTTTATGCAGAACACAATTGAAAACTGCAGGCAATTGGGGATTAGTTGGTGGAAAAAAAGAACCAAGTGATCTTACTCCCTATGACACACTGATGAGAGAAATTTCAGAAGAAGTTGGAAAAACTCCTACAATTAAAAAAGTTATTCCTTTAGAATTGTTTACCAGTAATGATCAATTGTTTCAATATAACACTTATGTGTTACTAGTAGACAGAGAATTTATACCCACATTAAATGATGAACATAACGGTTATGCATGGTGCAATTTAGGTTCATGGCCAAAGCCCTTGCATAGAGGGGTTCGAACAAGTTTAAGTAACAGAATTATTAAAACTAAGTTAGAGATATTGTTAGAATTAATTTAATCTTTTTCTGTAACAATAACAGCGGTTTTATCTACCCAAACAATTCTACCAAAGCAGGCAATATTCCATTTGGTTTGATCATATTCTTGAGTGCATTCAGTGAAAGTTTCACCAATAATTCGAACATCCGTTGCTAGATGTTCAACACCATTTTCAAAAATACGCCAGACCAAATTACTGCCCTCGTGTTTAGTGTTGAATCTGATGTGATACTTGTTCACTTAATGCCCATCTCTTTTCGAATTTTAGTTGCACTGATTGAATGTGTAGCTTCATCAAATGTTTCTTGCTCAATTTTATAGCCAACATCACGGCCGTATGTAATATTGACAATATTAGGCACCACTTGAATTTCGTATTGACCTTGATATACTGGATCTAAATCTCTGCGTATAAGTTGTTTAACTTGTTCTACTGCAAATGGATTACTTCCATTCCAGCCTTGACAATCTCTAATTTGAATTACTACCTGTCCAGTTTTTGCAACTGCGCGATCAAATAGCGCACGGTGACCAGCATGCCATGGTTGCCAACGGCCTAACATCTGCACTGTTTCTTTTTGCCAGTCAAATTGGGGACGACGGCGATTTTCTAAAATGTGCATACCAATAAATTCAGCCCATTTATCTGCATCTTGTTCGGTAATTCTAAAGTCATATACTGTTGGCGGAACAAATGCTTTGTTAGTATCTTCAAATCTACCAGATTCGATAGTATCTACCCAAATAGTCCAATCTGCTTTAAAATTATTGCGCATTTCCACTAGTGGGGCAACAAAATCACAAATAACATATTCACCTGTTGACTTAAATGCAAATTCTGCCATACGTAAACTTTGACGAATGCGGCCTTCTTTGCTAAAATCCCAATCATTATAACGCTTTCTAATCTCGTCAGCGTTAAACCAATCTACGCTCACTCGCATAAAATCAGGTCTTGGTATACCTTCATAATTCATTGCTCGTCCGGGATTAATTTTCATTAAATCACCGTTTGATTCTAAATATTTTTTTAATGCTGTTGCTAGATAAGTCTTACCCGAACCCGGGAGACCCATGATTAGGATTTTTTGCATAGTTGATTAACCGCCTAAGATTTCAGTAACTTTTTCCATTAGATCTTGATTGCGCCAAGTATCACGAATTGCATCGTACGCATCGCCTTCCCATACTGTTACTCCGCGTCCGCCCGAGCCACGAGTTTCGGTGCGTCCATCTGGAAACGTTTCAGTTGTAAAAGGACCAAGTTCAATTTCTACCTGGACTCTACGGTCTTGAATATGTTCATGAATTTGGCGAATAGTAAATTCAGTTGTTACTCTACGTTCTGCTAACACAAGTTCGTTTGAAAGTGTTAATGTATCTACAATAGTTGTCATAATATCTCCTTAAAAAATGATATAGTAATATTTATAGCTGCTTACCTAAGGTAGGAATAATTTTCCTAACAGGTAGTGCACTGTTAACCCAATTTAATTGTTTCTTT